ACCAGATAGCGCAGCATTATCAATCGCCATACGCATAAAGCCGTTCATTAATGTTTGGGTATCGTCCATGTTTTCGGCAATACCTACACCAAAGAAACTATATGGGTTGTGTTCAAATGGAACAGCGTAATACGGGATGCGTGCTGGTTTAAATGGATTTAGAACCATTCTAAGCACTTTACCGTTGCAGCACCAGATGTTGCAGTTCACTTCTGGTAAATCTTTTAACTCGGCAGGAATACTAACACCATTCTCTTCGAGTATGTCTGTGTCAACATAACCCCAAAACTCTAGGACTTCCCATCGCTCCGATGCATTATGTTTAGCATCGTCGTCTTCCATGTTCATTTCCCAGTGCTTCAGCGTGTAGTCAGCACCTGTATCTATTGCTTCTTCAATAGCATCAACCATAAAGTATGGTCTACCTTTTAATCCTCTAAGTTGATTACGAGACATTTTGTGTCGCTCAACTGTATACTCTGCGTCATCCATACTAGCAGCTTCAGGGTCAGGATAGAAGTTCCATACTGATACGTGGTTGGTTGATGGCACAGTTTTAATTAGGGGGTCGTAATCGCCTTCTTCATTCCAATTAGGATATTCTTTATCTATAGCAAACGGGCCTTTCATTACTCCCATGCCTAACAACGCCATTTCAAAAGCCATACTGCGAAGATGTTTAGATGCACCTGACTCAATTAACTGGTCATGTATTTTCTTTTCCATTTTTTTAGCTGCAATCATAGCAGGATGAAAAGTGACAGTTGTTGATGATTCTCCGTCCCCTTCAATTAACTTTTCACTTATAGGAGCAAGTTTTTCTTCTAGGCCCCCAAGTCTTTTTGTTAAGTCCTGAATAGTTTCCCCTGGCTGTAACTCTGTATCAGGGCCAATAACAAAAGGCTTTGGTGGTTCATCATTAAAGGTACTTTTTAAAACATCCAAACCGTCTTCGGCGGCTGGGTCTATATTAATATGTACTGACTCACTAACGCCGTCAGGTAAAACAGTAGGGTCCACAGATAAAGGGAATTTGTTATTACCAAATAGAACATCAATGATCTGCCCGTAAGCAGCCAATGTTTTAGTCTTGGTGACTTTAACAAATACACGAGACTTCTCTGTTTCAGTGAATTGTACATCTGGTCCATACAGTCCTCTATAGTTTCGATACGATCTTAACCATCGTTCTTCATCACCTTCTCGTGCATCTTCTGCTCTTTTAAATCTTTCTGATACGAAAGAAACAACCGCATCAGATGAGTCAAAGATTTTATCTTCTGCATCTTGTGCGGCTACTACATCGTCTGTCTCAAATGAAAGGTCGTCTATTTCTGCCATAATTAATATCCAAAGCTGGGATCAGCCGCTTGAAAGCCTGATCGTTGTGTTGCTGGGTTGAAGTCCCAAATAGAACTTCGAGGTCTTGTCATAATGCCGTAACGTAAAGCATCGTATAAGTGGTCTTCTGCGTTTGTGTCTACATCTTCTGGATTACGTTTATCTAATGGTATGCCTGGTAATTGAGCTATTATATTAGTGCAATGAGACATAAACACAAGTCGGGGCTTTTCCGTAAACTCATCTACTTGTAATCTTCTATGCAATTCGTTCTTTCCTGATACCCTAGATCCTTTTGATCTATCTGAGGGCCGCCACCTACACCCTTTCATATTCATTTGTTCCGCTAGGCTAGGTCCTGTATCACCTCTATTATGCCATAGCGAACTGTCCAGTACGCCGTATCTTATAGTGCCGTCATCTTTTTCTGCATCGAGTACCATGTCAGCTAGATCTGTCGCAGTTACTTTAGAACAATATAGTTCTCTATATATAACGAGCGACTCATCAGGAGCTACCGCTAACCAAACAACTCCTGTATGACTACCATACCCATAGTCACACGCTCTAAATTTAGTCCAATTAGTTGGTATCTTATATGGATCAATTACGTGTATCTTTCTATTAAACTCAGGAAATGCTGCACCTTCATTTACATCCCAGTTACCTTCGAGTAATTGTTTTCTCTGATGTTCAGGTAGTGACAAAAGCATAGCTTCATAGTCACCACTTTCAGATAGATACGGATTGTCAAACAAACTAGCAGGAATAAATCTGCGTTTAAATAATGGTTGTCCTTCTTTACTGTGTCCTTTAGGGAATCTAATTTCATCCCCTGTTTCTATGTTAGTCGCCCAAAAAGCATCTCGTGATGGGGACGGGTCTATAAACATTTTCTTAACCCATTGATGTCCTATTCCACCAGGGTTTGTTGTGGCTCTCATGTACAAACCTAATTCGGCTGAATGTGCACTACGCAAACGAGATCTCATATAATCCCAAGCGTAGGGAGAACCCCATTGTGTTAACTCGTCAAAACCGATCCAATTAAACGCTTGGCCTTGATAACGTGTAACATCCATATCTTTGTCGAGGTAAGACATCCAAAGTCTACCGCCTCTAGGCGAGATCCACTGACTTTTCCTCTCAGACCATTTGATACCTGGTACTGCACGAGGGTATAGTTCTTGGCTTTTTTGTATAAGCTCACGTAGTTCCTCAGTTGTGTGTCTGACTAGTAGCCCACTAAAGTTAGGGCTGTTTAACCCGTGTAACGGATCAGCTAACATAGCATAAGATTTACCGCCACCTGCGGCTCCACCATACAAAACCTCACGTTCTGATGATGATAAAAATTCAGTTTGTGGACCAGCGTTAGGCTGGAAAACTATGTCTTGTGCAACTTCTGTATCAAACGGTGCAGCCATCGGGACTGCAGGAACTGTCTTTGTTTCTTTAGGGCTTGCCGTTGGAGTAGGCTCCGACTCTGCCTTTTTCAAGTTTTTCGATCTCTTGTAGCGTTTTTTGGAGGCGTTCGGTAAGTCTCCTTTTAATTGTAACTGCTTTCTTACGTCGTCGCTCAATGCTTATTCTCTTCTTTAAACCCATGTGGGAGATACTTCTCCCTGTTTGTCGTGTTAGCCACTGAGCTACATCTCTTATACTATATTGTTTTAGATGCTGCTTGGCAAGTTCTAATGCCTCAAGTTCATGTACTATAGGTTCAAGTAGTCTATCATTGTTAGGGTTAACTTCATATCCAAAAGGAACTTGTCTTAGAGATACTCTAGCTATGGTGTGCCAATTTCTCTCTTGGCCTCTAGGCGGTTTTGGTAATTCCCAATAACCTAAATCATCATCTCTTATTCGTTCTTACCTTCTTTAGCTGGCAATATAAAAACGCCACCTCCTGAAGAGTTGACATCTACTCGTTCTACTTTACCTAATCCTGCGCGGTCTAGCAAGTCTTTAGCTGCTGACATTTTATCTCTGATGCCTAGCTCCGTCGGATCATACAAAGCATTAGTCATAGCCATTGCTGCTTTAGGTGCAGTACGCGCAAAGTAAGAACGAGTAGCTTCTGCTATCTCGTCCTTCAACGCTTCGACAACTAACCTTGTTGCTGTACTATCGCTATACCCAGCTAGTTTTTTAGCTGTCACTACATCACCATTAGCTTCATCAAATAATACTTCAAGAAACTTCTGTTGATTTTCTGTTAGTAATCTAGACATTATTCTTTCTTCTTCCCTGCCATATAGTTAGGCACTTTTAGCTCTGGCTTTTGCCGCCTTCGTAAGATCTTTAAAGTGAACCACGGGTTTAGAACCTTTAGTATGAGTTTTACCAGAGTGTACGGAACCATTAGGCATTTTATGAGTGCCCCCATTATACTTTCTCCCATCTTTAAAATAATGTTGTACGCCTTTTGCCATATTATTTCTTACCTTTTTTCTTTACCATACCGCCTTTATTCATATAACCCATTTTGTTACGCACGGTTTTAGGTAGTTTCTTTAGACCTGCTTGTTTAGGTGTAGGTTTTTTTAGAGCCATATTTTTATCCTTTAGCTTCTAGCTTTTCTATTTGGTGGATTAGATGCGCCAGCTTTAGCCATGCCGCCTTTGTTGTAGCCCATACTTTTTTTCTTAGCCATGCCACCGCCCATGTAACCCATAGACTTCTTAGCCATACCGCCGCCCATGTAACCCATAGCTTTTTTACCTTTTTTCTTCATGCCCATCATTGTGTTAAGCCTTTCCTGCTTTTTTGTTTCGTGGAAAAGATCTATTTTTAGAAGCTCTAACCACTCTTAAATTACTTTTTCTATTATCTAATGGATTTCCGTTCTTATGATCGACATCTTTTCCATCACCTTTTTTTACTAGGCCTGCCTTAGTTGCCATTCGTCTAGCTTTGTTACGCGCTGTACGTTTTTTAATTTGTTCTGGTCTGCTTTTGTAATTAGCATTTTCTTTTTTATAATTACGAGTAGCCATTTTTATGTGTCTTGATTCCATTGTATACACTGATAACCATGTATTACTTTATCTGTATGCTTTTGTTTCAGATAAGGTAGACCGACTTCTTTAACAGACTCTATACAAGACTCTTCATCAAAAGCTATAGGTCCTCCAATAGCAATACATTCAGTTAGATTTGTTGTTAAGCATAATAACACAATAGGTGTCCACATTTACCATTTCTCCTTATTGGCCCAGTATGCAGCACTCATTTTACCTTTAGCTATATTTTTTCCGTGTCTTGCTTTAAAAGATTTGCTTCTGGGTGTTGTTTTTCTATCTCCAGTAACGCCTTGCTGTCCAAAACGTATGGTTTTTATTTTATTTCCTTCTTTAGCCACAACAACGTGCGACTTTTTAGGATGCTTTGGAGTACGTTTTGCTTTATTAAACGCTGAAACACCTGCTCTAGCTAATCTTGGGTCTTTTGCCATGTCTACCCCCTAGGCATCATGGGCATATAGTACATCGGATCTTCTGGTTGTGTCAAGTTATCTATTACTTCTTTTTGCATACCTTTATCGCCGCGCAAATCTTTGTTACCGAAGCGTTCTGCCCTGCGATCTGGCTTTTCGTGGTGTCCACTGCCTACA